CGCTCGCCGCGCTTCCCCTTCTGCCGGCTGGCTTTACCCATAAACACACTCTCCCACGGGAAATGCGCTCCGCAAGGGCGGGGGGCTCAGGCGGGCGACCAGTACGCGCTCCCGCCGGCATCGCTGTAGCGCATCCGGCCCGCGTACCACCAGACCCCAGCCTCGTCCGGCAGGTAGATCGCCTCGGTGTACACGTCGCGGCCGAGGTTCGCCGGCAGCTCGTCCAGGCACACGCCACAGACCACAGGCACGCGCACCTCCCGCACGCCGTCCTCGATGGTCAGGCGATCGCCGTCGCACGGTCCCCAGCGCAGCTGCGTCTCGGTCATAGGCGCATCGTCTCACGGGATCGTTCACCGTCTACCCCCCGGCGGAACGCCGAGCGCGTCGTAGACCAGCGCCACCATCGCCAGCAGGTTCTCGTCCTCGACCGGGTTCGACTTCAGTCGCGCCATGCAGACCATGCAGTCGCGCTGCCCGAGGCTCAGGCAGGCGTCGCAGGGGTCGGCCTCGCAGACCACCACGATCACCCACACGGCCATCACAAGCTGCTCGCGGTCTCTGGACAGGTTCGCCAGCCACGAGCGCATGGCGTTGCCTTGGGCCTTGCCCGTCTCCAGCGAGCACAGGGCGCGGACGACGGCGGTAGGGTGGGGGCGGCTCATCGAAGGTCCGCTTTCTGTCCGAGGCGGATCTGTCGGTCGATCTGTTCGTCCACCCAGGCAGCAGAACGAATCTGTCGGTGCGTTCCCTTTAGGGACGCACCGACAGATTCTTCTGCCCGATCTGTTCGAGTATCTGTCTGCACCGACAGATTCACCGACAGATAGTTATCAGTGCTCATCGTGACCTCCGGTAGGTGACATTTCGGGCTTCGCCGAGCACCTCCAGCAGGGGTCCGCGCTTGCCCGTTCCAGCCGTCGCCTCGCGCCGGAACTCCTTGACCCGGTAGGCGCTCAGGCCGCGCTCCTTGCCTCGTGCCAGCATCTCGTCGGTGCTCAGTTCCGAGGTGCCGACCACCTCGTCCACGAACCGCTCCACGTTCCAGCCGTCGTCCTTCTTGGCCTTCTTCTTCAGGGTCGGGGCCAGCAGGGGCTCAGGATGGAACAGCGGGTACTCGAAACGCACCACGGTCGGCTCCAGCGGCTTCCACGACCGCGTGGCGGCGTCGATCACGAGGTGCCCGGCCAGTTCGTGCTCGCGGAGCACTAGATGGGTGTCCGCGGCGCGGCTCATCGACCCTGCGCCGGCTCCCACGTCCGTCACCGCCTTGTCCGACTGGTTGCCCTTCGAGGTGTGGTGGATGCAGACCAGGCAGGCGTCAAGGCGCTTGGCGAGCTTGTCCAAGCCGTTGTAGGTCTGCGCCATGTAGGCGTTGTCGTTCTCGTCTGCCCCGTCGTCGCAGTTGAACCGATAGAAGGCGTCGAAGATCACCATGCCGTACTGCCCCGGCTCGACCTTGCCATCGCCCAGCATGCCGTCCTGCAGCGTCTTGAAGCTCTTCAGGGCACCGCGCAGGCTCTTCACCTCTAGCCACCCGTCGAGATCGTCTAAGGCGATCCCCTTGGCTTGTACGACGCGCTGGAGGCGGTCGGCGAGTGTCTCCTCGTGCAGCTCGTTGTCGATCAGGAGAACGGGCGAGCGCTCGACCTTGAACCGATTGAACCACGGGCGGCCCGTCGCGACGCACAGGGCGAGGTCCATCACCATCCACGACTTGCCAGTCTTCGGCGCGGCGATGATGTTCATGGTCTCGGCCGAGCGCAGCAGGTCGTGCACGATGGGGCGGCGCACCTTCGGGTTGCGCTGCAGCAGCTCGCGGATGCCCACGGGCGGCGTCTCTGGCGGCTGATCGACGACCACCTGCGCCTCCTCAGCCCGCCCAAGGATCGGCGTGCGCTCCTTCGCAAAGGCGTTGCCGATCTGCCTCGGCAGGTCGAGCAGGTCGTCGGCGGTAAGGTTCAGCTCGCGCGCGCGGGTCATGATCGCCGACTCGGCTTCGTACTGTCCCCATTGACGCGCCCGCATGTCGCAGGCCACGGTGTAGATCGTGTCGCGACGCCCACGCCCGGGGATCAGGTATCCGCTCTCCAAGAACCGCCGCGACAGGTCGCTGAGGGAGCCCATGTAGACCGGCTCTGGCGCAACTGGTGGCGCCGGCTCGACGAACTGCGTCGGGTCGGGGAACTCGTCCAGGCTGTAGGCGTTGTCGGGGTCGCAGTTCTCGACCACGCACAGGGGCTGGTGCTGATACTTCCAGTTCACGAAGCCCGGCAGGCGCATGATGCGCGGCGCGTCTGTCACAGACTGGTCCGAGCCCAGCCGGCGCGCGAGCGCCTTCTGGTGCTGCGTCCACAGGGCAAGGTCTTCCATCGGCTCCTGCAGCCTCCACCAGGCATGCACGCCGCCGCCCGTGATCACGATCACGGTGGGATCTGGGATGCACGCCTCACTCCATCGAATGCGCGCCTGCTCGACGGTGGTGCCGCCATCGAAGTCTGCGAACAGGCACCTCGCCAAACCCACGTCGTCGGCCTTGCCGCCGCGTCGCTTGCGCGGGTTGGCTCCGAAGTACACCTGAACGCCGTGCCCCAGCGTCGCGAGCTTCGCGATCGCCTGCGCGCCATCCCGCTGCTTCGCCCAGGTCGAGCCGACGACCTTGCCGAGCGTGCGGAACTCGATCAGGTCGTCGGCGTCGAAGATGAAGCCCAGCAGGCTGTACGCGGCCTCGATGGCTGCGGCTGCGGTGTCGGTGGAGGTCATGTTGTAACCCCGTCGAATAGTGATTCCGAACTGCTCTTCGCAGCAGCTGCACGCGGCCGGAAAATCTCCAATTCAGTTGCGCGAGGCCATTTGCTCCAATCCGATCGATACATGAACAAGCGTCGCAGATGCGCCTTTTTGATCGAAGAAGATGCGGTAGTCGTGGGCCACTGCTTTACCACAGAAACCTCAAAGCACTCCACAAACCAATTCCCGTAGTCGAACACAACAAGCACAAGCAGATCAAAGTCAAACTGGGTAAACGTAAATCCAGCACGGGTTACAGCCTTTCGATTTCCGTAGGATCGATTTTGATCCAAAGCACAAGCGGCCTTCACCTGCACGCTCAAAGAAACGCCTCCAGACTGTGCGATGAAGTCTGCGGCGTCTCCTGGCAAGCATCGCGAGACCCTAAAGCCTCTGCACCCAAGAAATGCGGCTGCAATTAGTTCGCCGACTTCTCCAACAAAGTTGGCCCTTGTCAGGGTGTTGACTGTTTGAATGGCGTCCATGCTTCTATCCGTCGTCCCTGCCAGCGGATCGAATCCGCTACAGATGTCCGGCTGCGTTGTCCTGCCGCACCTCGTGCATGCAGGCCGCATAGCCCGCGATGTCGATGGCGTTGTCTTCCTTCGCCACCTCGGCGTCGCGCGCGAGCTTGTCGATGATCATCATCTTTGCCCAGTCCTCGGGCTCTGGGGTCCGAGCGAACAGGTCAGGCATCAGCGCCAGCAGCGCGCGCACGGTGCGCTCGAAGTGTTCGCGCGGCGGGCCGTAGTGGCGGCCACGCTCGACCACGGTGTCGGCAGCCTTCAGTAGTAGCCGCGCTCGCGGCGGGTAGGTCACGGAATCATCCACAGCAGTGCCTCCTTGCACCACGCGCCGGCCAAGAACGCCGCAGGCGCGAACGCGCCCAGGGCGAAGCCCAGCCAAAAGGTGGTGATCTCTCCGACGGTTGGTGAAACAGCCGGAGCGGGGCTTGCGCCACCGCCCCGGCCTTCCGGGGATTTAGAACGGAATGTCGGACGCATCGACCTTGACCTTGCCGGGTCCGGCCTTCTTGCCTTCGATCACGGCCTTCGGCGCGAGGTAGTCGCCCACCTTCGCCTTGCCCGTCGTCTTGCTGAGGTAGGTGCGGATGCGCACGGTCCTGCCCAGCAGCACTTCCTCGTTGAAGTCCTTCATGCCAGCAGACGGGACAGGAAGCCCGGCCGATGCGAGCACGGTAGTGATGCGCTCGGTGTGGGTGGCGGGGATGCCATCGAACACGCGGAAGCGCTTCCCGTTCACATGCACGTCCAGCCATAGGCTCAGTTCCCAGCCTTCAGGGTTCTGCGCGGTCTTGACGTTGTCGAACGGGCTCTGCCGCGAATCGCTCTTTACGACCTCTGCCTCGTGCTCGCCAGCCGGCAGCACTTCCTGCGAGACGGTGGTGGGTTCCTTGCGTGCCTTCTCTTCGCCGCTGTTCCAGATCAGCTTCACTTCATGGTCTCCTTGTTGTTGGTGTTGCTCAGTGCCTCGTGCCACTCCTCAAGCACCGCACGGGTGCCTGCTTCGTCCTTGCCCTTCTTCTTCGCTGCCTCCAGAGCCTGCTTGGCGGTGCGCTTCTGTCCAGACGCGCGCGCCAGTTCGGCGACCTGCTCGGCCAGCACCTCAAGGGGCTCCACAGCAGGCGCCGGCGGCTGCTCCACCGCCGGCGCTGCCTGGGGAGCCACCGCGGACACCTCCGTCGGGAGGTCCGCGCTGGATGTCAAGAGCCGATTCATCGCGGCAAGCCGGTCATCCTGCGCAGCGCGCACGGGCTCGCCCACGATCGTCTCGCGGCCGTCGTCGTGATCCCACTCGGTGGGCCCGGCGAGACCGAACGCGCGCTTCAGGGCGTGCACCTCGGCCTTCACGGCGAGCATGTGGCGCGGCATCCGGTTCCATAGGGGGCTGCCGCCCTTGAACTCACTCAGCCAGCAGGTCGCCGAGAAGCGCCCGCCGCCAGTCGTAAGAACGGTGTAGGTACAGAAGACACCGCACTCGTCCTCGCCATAGACCGCTTCGCCGCTCAGGTAGCGCCCGGTCGCGTGCGCGGCCTTGCGCCAGCCATCCACGCCGATCACGATCTGCAGCCGCCCCTGGTAGGGGATCGCGTAGACCTCCTTGCGCAGCGGGTTGAGATCCATACTGCGCATCAGTTGCAGCATCGCGAGCTTGTCCATGTCAGTGCCGCGCGGGATCGCGTACTCCAGCAGAGCGCGCGTCTCGGTGTCGATCGTTGCCAGGCTCATGCGGCCACCCCTTCCTCAAGTTGACGGCGCAGCCACTTCGGCGCGCCCAGCTTCTGCACCTCGTCGGGGTACGCCCGGAACACACCACCACGCTTAGCCACGGCCCACGCCTCGATCGCACGATCGACCTCGGGCTCGAACAGCGCGACGATCTCCTCGTCGAGCGCGTAGCAGCCGACGCCGTAGGGGTCGCTGGTCTCGACCGCGATGAAGATGAACTCCGACACCTTCAGCCCGGCGGCCCGCGCCACGCGCATGTAGAACGCGGCCTGCGCGCCGTAGCCGTAAGAGGCGAGCGTGCGCTCGAACTCGCTGCGCGACGCCAGCCCGCTCGTGGTCTTGATGTCCACGATGAACTCGCCGCGGTCGCCTGGCGCCCATGCGTCCAGGCGTGCCTTGATGGGTAGCCCGATCAGCGGGTCGGTGGCGAAGACAGACACCTCGCGCACGTTCGCCATCCGCAGCAGCCCAGCGGCCGCCTTCGATGCCTTCACAGCCTCGACCATGCCGGCCAGACTTTCGCCCTGGTCGGCGGTGATCACGGTGCGGCCTTCGGCCTGCAGCTGGAACGCCTCCCATACAGCCTTCCCGTCCTTCGTGCGACGGTCGCACTCGGGCGCGATGGCGATCTGGGCCTCGAACTTCGCGGGCTCCAGCAGCGCGGCGTGTAGGGCCGTACCCAGCCGCTGGCTGGCGGTCTCCTCGCGGTTGCGCAGCGCGGCCATCGCGTGAGCGGGGGATGCGGACAAGACCTTTCGCAGCGTGCTTGAGCCCAGCGCGTCCACGGCGTGATAGACCGCCGCCGGCATGTCCTCGACGATGCGGTTCGGCAGGAGCTGCTCAATCCTCATTGAGAGCCTCCTTCACCAGCGCGGCCAGTTCCCGGTCAAGCTTGACAGCGATGCGGATCTTCTGCAGCGCCTTCTTCTCGTGGTAGGCGACCGTCGTGCGATCGCAGCCGAGGAGCTCGGCGACTTCCTGCTGGCTCATCGGGTGCCCCCAATCCGCGCGCACAGCTCGCGCAGCCAGTTGCGGCCCTCGGTCTTCTTCACCTCGGTCTTGACCACGTCAGCCTCGTACAGGTCGCGGCGGTAGTCGCCCTGGCCCAGAGACACCAGCGGCACCTGCGCCGGGCGCGCCGACTTGTTCAAGATGGCATCGACCGCAGCCACGACAGCCGGCGCCTCGATGCGCCCAGCCTTGTGGGTTTCGGTCAGCAGTGAAATGGTCTCATGCAGGTTGTGCAGCATCACCAGCCGCACCCGCATCGCATCCATGCTCCGGCCTGCGTTCAGGAGATCCTGAACCGCGACGCCGCAATCCTCAACAACCTGACCCCACCGCAAACGTTCCATCGCTTGCTCCATCGCCGGCTCCCTGCTGCGTCAGCAGCATCTGGGCGTGATGCATCAGCACGAGGGCGCCTTCATTGTGGCCCGCTTGCGTTAGCATCAGCGCCGCTTCCAGAAGCCGTTCAGCCCGTAGGTAGGGGCGAAGGTTCGAATCCTGTAGCGCCCACTTTTCAGCAGACGGGACCGAACGGCCGCGAGCATGTCGAAGACCAGCGCGAGAGGTGCAATCGACGGCCGTAGGCGCGAAGCTCGCGCTGGTCATCGTCATGTTCGCCGTGATAGGAGCGCCGTAGGCCATAGTAGATTGCGTGGGCAACCTATCGACCGCACGAGTTTTCGGGGGAGAGTTTTTTGAGATTTTTCCGCCCCGACTTTCCGCAGCCTCCCGCAGGCGGGGCTCCCGGTGACGCAAGTATCGGTGGGTCTGGTCGATAGAGCGGTGCCGGACCAGGCGCTGGATCAGTTCCGGAGGCGTGCCGTTCTCGAAGGATTCGGTGATGTAGCCGCAGCGAAAACTGTGGAATCCGTAGCGCCCGGACAGCCCTGCAGCCGCCAGATCCGTCGCGAGCCCCTTGTAGGAAACGGTGCGCCTGAACAGTTTCGGCCCGTCCTTCGCTTTGCGCATCTCGCGCAGCAGCTCCACCGCGGCGCTCGCGAGCGGGATGTTGTCGCGCCGGCGCGCCTTGTCCAGGCTGACCACCAGCGTGCCTGCGTCGAGGTCCACGTCGGACCAGAGCTGCGCGTGCGCCTCTCCTCGGCGCAGCCCGGTGAGGCTGAGGAATCGGTACAGGTTCGCTCGGTTGCGCGCGCTGGCTCGGATGGCTGGCGACGCGCCCTTCGTCTCCTGCTCGCGCGCGTGGGCGATCAGGCGCTCCACCTCGGCGTCGGTGAATGCGTCGCGCCCCTGACCCGCGCGCCCGCGCGGGCTGGGGACGTGCGCCCACGGGTTCGACTCGATCAGACCTTGAATCAGCAGCCAGCCGGCGAAGCGCCTGCATGCGCTCATGCGGTTGCGGATGGTCTGCGGTGCGAGCGTTGCCTCGCGGGTCATCTCGCGCAGCCACTCGATGCACGAGCCCGGGCCGATCTCGCGGGCATTCGCCTTCACATGCTCCAGCCAGTCGCGCACCCAGCGCGCAGCCTGGCGGACGTGCATTTCGGCCTGCCCGTCGAGCTCACGGGTGGCAACGATCCAAGCGTCCACCTGCTGAAGCAGGT